TTCATTAATAACTTTAACTGTAAGCTGTATAGGAGTATATTTAAGACCCATTTCTTTTACAAATCTTTTTCTTTTTTCATATCTAAGTGCCTTAGTAAATAAAAGATTAAATTCAGTTGTCATTATAAAACTATTATAACAATTTATTCCTAAGTTAAAATCTTCTTCTAATCCATTTAATAACTTAACTATCTGAAAGAATTCTTTATTTGTTATTTGGTTCATCATTTAATATTTCTATCCATACACCTGGATTATTTTTATCATAAGTATATTGAATAAAGACAGGTAAAATAAATTCTGCATTGTCATCTTCTATCCATCCTGCTTTAACCATATCATCCTGTACTGTTTGTGCAGGATTTATATAATCAAATTTATGACGTGTACCTCTAACAAACGTAAAAGATATCTTAGCTGGCATATCATGCTTAGCTAATTCTTTCTTAAAATCTTTAGCATATTTCTCATAATATTCTTTGGTGATTTTTCTGTAATTAACTACTGTTTTACTTGCTATAAAGTATTTACCTGTCCATCTTCTTCCATTTTTACTAGAAGGTACTGACCCTGGTATCCACCATTTTTTATTTTCCATAACTATTGTTTTATGATTTCTACCTCAGCCCATGCAACTAAATGTACTACTTCACCATTATCTCTGGTACAGTAACTATACATTCCATCAATGGATCTAAAGTTTAATTCTTCTCCTTGTTCAATTTCAGGAGCTCCCGGTGGTACTTTTATATCTGATATAACTTTTATTCTACTATTTCTAGGTACATTGTGTAATTCCATTTTTTATTTATTTATTGTTTCTTTTAATAGAGGTTTTAATTCTGCATGAACTTTATCAAATCCATGTTTTTCCATTGCATCTGATATGTCTTTGCATATAGAAAGAGAACAACCATTGATTTTATATGCTGTTGCATACTTTTCAATTGCTGCTTTACCTGCTTCATCATTATCAAATAATGTAATTACTTTATCATACTTTTTTTTTAAGTATTGAATTACATGAGGTTTAATCATTGTGTTCTCACTGTCTGGTGCTAACACTTCAAGATTATAACCTATTGATTTAAGACATAGAGCATCTTTAAGAGATGAACATATTACTAAGTAGGGTTTATCATACTTAAGTTGATCAAGTCCTTGTAAGTGTGAATTTACTTTATGAAATTTGTGTTTACTTTTTGGTTGATATATTTTGTATACATCACCATGTCTATCAAAGTAACCGTAAATATATGATCCCTCTACTTTGAGTGCATTAATCTGATTCAATTCTTCTTTAATCAAATTATAATACTCAATAGGTTTCACATTATATTCATTAAGTAAAGACATTCCTATTCTATAGGATAACCAATACTGACTATCTTCTTCATTCCAAGGTCTTTGTTTAATAAAATCTATTTGCCATTTAGCGGCAGGCTTAAGTTTAATTTCTTTAAAGTCTTCTGTTTTTACATATAAATTATAATCTGCAATAAGTTTTATTACTGCTAAAGAATAATTTAGATCAAACATATACTTTATTAAATCAATCTTATTTCCATTTTTACCTGTAGAAAAACACTTAAACTTATATTGCTGAAGATTAGAATCTACATAAACACATAAGCTAGCTGTCTTTTCAGAAGGATTAAACACAGAAATTATTTTAACATCTTGACCAGTTAATGATTCTGACAAATTTAAATAATATTGAAATACCCAATAACTAGGTATATCATCTATTTCTAATACTAAATTTTTAGTGTTAAACATAAAGCTTTCTTTATAAAACAAAAAGGGGAGCGTTAAACTCCCCTCTAAATTTTATTGATATATACTATTACAAATCAAAATCATCACCTGTTGTTTTTGCAGGTTCAAAATTATTTGTGGTTGGTGAAACTTTCTTAATTACTCTCCTTAGATGATTAGTATCATTTGAATTATAAATTACAAGTCTACTTGGTTCAACACCAACTGCTTCAATAGGTACACCAGCTTTAGTTAACTTAGGTAGGTACAAATCATTATTTACATAACCATCTTTGTTTTCCCACTCACGTGAACCTAAACACATATTAACAAATTCTGAATTAGAAAATAGTACATTACATGCTACCATAAACTCTTCAATAGTATTTGATTTAATTTGATCTAGCTCAGTTCTTTTACCTAATACTTCAGATAAAAAGATCATTGCCTTCATAACTTCTGTATCACGGCTAATTTCATTACCGTTAGGTAAAGTTGTATCTTTATATGCATAAGGACTAAATCTTACTCTTCCCACTTGACCAGCATAACGTGGTCCATTAGGATTATTTTGATCTAGTAGAAATCCTTGAAACTCAGCATTCATAGGCTCACTTTCTACATTTAATGTAATATTATACGCATCTGCATCATATGGTGTTTGATCAAATGTAACTGAGTTTATCTTTACTAGTTGATTACCTGGTTCAATTACTGGTTTTTCTTTGCCTGATCCAGCTGACATTCCGTTTGTACTTAACATAACTTTTTCTTTTTAATTAATTATTGATTTTTATTCTTCATATTTTTTTATGCAGTCTTTTACATACTGCAGGTTGTTTGGAATGAAGAAATCTTCAAACATACCTTGAGGTGATTTACATGTGTTCTCTCCATTGTTTTGAGTTTCAAAACCATATTCAAGTTCACCATCATCATTTTTATTTACCTTTCCAAAAAGAACTATGGAGAAAAGACCTTCCAAAGTTAAAGTATTGTCAATCATTTTGCCAATAGTTTTAGCTTTAATCTTTCTGTTTCCATTTATATCTGTTGAGTCTTCTGAGTGAGTTAAGAAAATAACAGTCAGATCATCTCTCAAATCTTTAGGCATCTTTGCTACCTGAGCAAGATTTGCTGCAATCTGAGTAAACTTATCATAACCTTTCTCATTAGCTCTATCAAAATACTCAAAAGAACTCATATATTGCCAGTCATCTACAACTAGCGTTTTAATATGTCCCATGTTTTGATCTACATGAGTAATAGCTTTCATAATACCTGCGGCAGATGAAGCTGATGCTAAATTTCCTTTTTTGTTTTCTTTACTTATTAAAGTATAGTCTTTTTTCCATCCTTTGAATGGTAAAGGTTTATTTGCAATATTTATAATAAACGTTTCATCTGGATTTAAATTTCTAATTGCTGTTGACTTACCAGTTCCTGAGTCTGCAATGATTAATACACTTTGTGCCATGCTTATTTATTAAATTTATTAATTACTTTAGTTAATGTTTTCAGTGTTTGATTGATTTCTTCCAATTTATCTACTAAAGAATTATCAGAGGATTGAGTATCTGGACTTGGTAAATCAGCAAAGTCTAAATCTAACTTGCCTCTACTGGTTACATCATTAATTACTTTTAACTCATTTACTGATACTAAGTGTCTTTGAAACCCTGAACTTGATGTTGCAAGCTCAAACTCCTCTTTCCAATGAGGGTTATGTTTCAAAAGATATAATGTCCTTTTTGGATCTTCAGAATCATAATCTATACTTACAAATTCTGTGTATATATTTTCTTCCTTTTCTAATTCACTAGGAAAAAAACTTATATGCAATTCATCTTTTCCTGGTGGTCTATAAGCCATCTTTGGAATAAATAATGCATTTATTGCGCCTGTTGTTTGAAAGTGATCTTCATGTTCTTCTCTCAAATCATTTACCTTTTTTTTACGTTGATCTGGTGTTATTCCCATTTTAATTATTTTTTGTTTTTTTATATTTATCTTCTTTCTTGTTGTCCTGGTGTTGCCATTTCATCTATTTGCATTTGTTCAAATTTAGCTTTAAAGAAACTCATTCTTGCATCACCATTTCTTGCTTTAAGAAAGTGTAACACAAGAGTTCTGTCATCTTCAATCATATATCTATCAGGACCATAGAATCTAATTTTTTGTTTAGCTGGCCTATTAATACCAATAAGCATATCTGCATGTTGCAGCATTGCATCTGATCCAAATATATCTGACTCAAGAATATAATTACCATACTTACCATCAATAGCTCTATCTGGGTTGTCAATATTTCTATTGAGTTGTGATAGCGCAATAAACAAGCAAGGGTAATCTCTTTTACATTGTGTAAAGAACTCACCTAATTCAAATAACATATCTAATGTATTATTTTGATAAGGAGCTCTTTTTACTAACATAGTGTGATCTAAAGTTATTACAGTCTTTACACCTTTATGCAAATTCATATACATGTCTATTTGTTCACGCATTTGGTTTACAGTCATGGGTGTTGAGATAATATCAACCGGGTGCTTTACTCTTTCCTTAGCATACTGATGACAAGTGTTAAGTACATCAGATGTTAAAATACTACCTGCACTACATAATTCTTTGTATGTTTTACCAGTTATAGAACTAAATTCTCTGATTGCTGAGGTTCTACCCACCATCTCAAACTGAAATTCTAAAACTCTAAACTTATCATTTGGATTAAGTGCAAAAGATTCTCTAATAATCTGATCTTTAATTAATGTTTTACCTGAACCAGGTCTACCACCAATTACTGTTAGAGTATTCCATTCTAAACCATCAGTAGCAGCATCATTAAACTTAGGCCAAGGTGTATATATTGACTTCTCAGTCCCATTTTGTCTGCCTTGCATATATTTCAATGCTTCATTGAATGCGGCATATTGCCCCACCCAACCTTCTGTTGGTTTACTCATACTACTTTTTCTTTAAATGTTTTCTGTTCAGTATCAATACCATCTCTAATCATGTCACAATAATCAGCTAATGTAGATGACTTAACCTTATGTTTATCCTGCTTACATATAAAGTACTGACTAGTTTGCATGTACATGTACTCAGCATCTCTGAATTCATTTACATACATCCTAGTAGCTTCTATTACCTGTTCCCATGTATAATCATATGTTTCAAAGAACCATCTAAAAGATTCTGATAGCATTTTTACATTTACCCTAGCAGGTTTACCACTTGGTAATTTCTGATTAGGAAATGTTTCTCTATAGGTATTTATTCTATCTACAAAGTCTTTACCCATCAATTGATTGTTGGTTTTTTTCTTTGCTTTAATAAAGTAATTATCTAAGTGTGCTATAAAGGTTTTTGCTTTTGGTGTAAGTTTATATACATCACTTTCAATGATAACATATCCTTCTTTAACTAAAGCATCTTTATCTCCTTTAAGTATATTAGGCATTCCTATTTGTAGTTTCATACCAAATAATATCATTGCCTGATTTGGTGTTAAATTGTTTTTAAATATTGTTTGAAATAGTTCCCACATTTATTATTTAGTTCTTTAATTATTAAGTTATGTGTAGTTGTATACATAACATCTCCTATATAAAGCATATCCTTTACACTTTTAAGTGAATAAGAAACACTTGAATGATCTCTACTAACCGAGACACCCACCATTGTACGGGTATAATGTGCCTCAGAAGCAATACTCATATAAATTTTTCTAAACATTACATAATCCTTTTCACGGTTTATTACACCTAAAGTTTTATATCCCTTTAGATGAGGATAAAAATTATGCATTACATCTATACATACTTCTTCTATTATTCCTAATGTAGGTCTGTTGTCCCATTTATTTCCTTCTTTATGGAAAATAGTTAGTTCCTTACCGTACTTTGTTAGAATTTTATCTTTGAACTTAATTACATCTAAATCCAATGTATCATTTTGATTATCAACCATTTGCATTAATTATTATGTTTACAAATTTAAGAAATATTACCAACTTATCAAAGTCTTATTCTGCTTTTCTAATTCATCATTTGCTTTCTTAAATACATCATTTGAGTCCCAAATACCACCTCTATATGCTGCTGATGCAGGATGACTGCACTTTAGCAGTTTTTGATTTGATAACAACAATTGCCAAGCTTCAGCTTTCCTGCCCATCAAAATATAAACTACATCTTTATTTTTTTTATTTAAAGTAGTAAATAAATATTCTGTAAAAGGTTTCCAATTCCAATAATGAGAACCTATTTTATTAATTTCAACTGTCAAAGCCGTATTAATAAGTAAGACACCCTGGTTAGCCCAACGTCTTAAGTCAACACTTCCATTTTCATCTTCAAGTGCTTTAAGTATATATTGTAGGGACTTTTCTGCTTTATTTTTCTTACTGCAGCTAAATGCTAAACCATCAGCTGATCCTAGTTGAGGATAAGGATCTTGACCTACTATAACAACTTTTAAATTATTATAATCACATTCTTTAAATGCATTAAATACATCTTTAAACTGTGGGGTAAATCTTTTATCACTAGTTACAAGTGACACTAAAGATTCTACTACATCCTCAAATGCTTTACTGTCTATAAAAGGATCAAGTATATCACTCCAATTGGATTTTTCTACGTCAATTTTTAATTGAATTCTTAAATTATCTATGTTTGGTTCCATTAATTTTATTTTTATTTAGTATATTTGTATATAAGCATATCAAATATGAGTGAAGAAAAGAAATTAGACACGGTTATTACTTATGACCATACTAAAACTATAACAGGTATAGATGTTAATGCAGCATACATTGAAGCATTTCAAAGAATATTATCTGAAATGATTTTAGATGCTGAAGATCCATCTACACTTCCTGAAACTTTCAAAAAGTTTAATGCTATAGCAACTTTCAAAGAAGGTGACGAACCACCTGCTTTAAGTTTCAGTTTATATGAATCTAATATGTATACTCTGTATTCATTACTCCAACTGATGAGATACAAAGCCAAAGAACAAGGTCTAGAAATTCATACTGAAACAGAAGCTACCACAAAAGATATTAAAGAACTATCTGATTTAGTAACTAAAGGTGCTGATGTATCTGAAAAACTTAAAGAGATTAATAGCAAACTTAAGGTAGTAAAATAACTACCTTAAATTCATATTGCTAAAATCTCCTATTTCAATACATGCTTGTATAGCAAGATTTAATTCATCTTTATCACAATCTGCAAAAGATTTACAATACTCTTGTTTATCTCTTACAAAACATAATCCCGCACTTCTTTTCACTGTTACTTTACATTCTTCAAATGTATAGCCAATTTCTTGTGCTATTTCTCTAATCATTGCATGTAATCTTGCCAGTTGTGGGTTGCTACCTTTATCACCGCTTACTCCTATAAATATCTCTAACTTAGAGTCATCAGGTAACTGATTCAGAAACTTTTCAAATCTTGTTCCTGTAGCTTTTATAGGGAAATGTAACTTACCATCCTTAATAGATGCTTTTATAAATAAGTTGTCTTTCATATTGCGGCCATAACAGTTACAGTTATAATAATACCTACTATAGCCCACATCAGAACTTTTTCTGCATTGCTCTGGCGTTCAGGAGATCTACCTTGATTACTCCTGTATTGTCTTTTTTCTTTATTTTTCATATAAACATGTGTTCATCTGTATCTTCAGGAAGATCTATGTAATCTTCTTCTTCATCCATACAATTGGTTTTTATTAATTAATACTTATTTAAATCTTAATGCATTGTTTACTTCAATAAATTCTTGAGCACATACATCACATACAAATTCAGTTTCATTTCTATGTAAACTGTGGTTAAAGCAATTTGGACATGGTGGTTCATTCATAGGTATGAATTCTTCACATGTCTGTTTAGCTAAGTCCTGTATGTATGCATCATAGTCTCCTCTATATTCATTTTCTATTATTTCTGTAAATATTTCTTTCATTTTTCCCATAATATTTTTTTTATAGCTGGCTTGCTATCCAGCACTGTCTACTACAATAATCCTGATAATCTGTCATTTTTCCACATTCTCTGCATTCATGTTCAGGATCATTTGCAGGATTTCCTTGGTCTAAATAATCATCATGTGTCATTTTCTAATTAGTTAAAGGGTTATAATATTTAATTTTATTTGAGTCAAAGTCTTTCAGAGCATTTTTTACCCACAATTCATCTTGTGTGCCTTTATAACATAATATGTGACAAACTGCAGTTTCTGATGGATTTAATCTAAGTAATCTACCTATTCTCTGTGAGGACTTTCTTTCATTACCATATGCATGCATTATAATACCTTGTTTTAAATTTGGTATTGTAACGCCTTCTGATAATTGTAATACACAAGATAATCTATCTATTCTACCATCAGAGAATAACTCTAAGTTATATTCACTTTTACTATTACCAGAATGATAACTATATTCACATAATTTATCAGCTTGCTTTTGTGTATTTGCAAATATAATGCATTTAGTTCCTAAGTTAGATGCTAAAGACTTTACATAATCTTCTTTAGTTCCATAATCCATTAATGCTTTCATCCTCATAATAGCAGAGAACTGTCTTTGCTTAGGTGTGTTTGCATCCTGACAACGTTTAGTTGAATAATCATAGTCTGAAACTTCTGAAGTCCACCAAAAACCACCATTTTTACTGGTTTTCTTTAATGTCTTAAGTTTAGATAATTCTAACTCATGCACTATAATTTTATAGTTGTTTAATATATTTGAGTCAGTAGCATCATCCACTGTAAAAGTCAACTTAATGGGGCAGTACGTGCTTACCATTCTTCCTTTTTCAGAATCTTTATATTTAGGTGGTGTACCAGTTAAACCAAGTATTCTTCCTGTAAACATGGATAGAAAAGGTTTATGTGAATCTAACAAAGTATGACACTCATCTAAATAAACTACATCATAATCTGCTGGGTTATGTTTGTTCAATGACAAGTAAGTAGTAAAGGTTAAATGTTCCTTTAAATCTAATAGATTCATCTTTTTAAGTTCATCATCCCAAGCATCTGCTACTGAAAGCTTTGGTATTACCACTAATGCTTTTATAAAAGGATTGTAACACCTTTGGAAATGCTGTATAGCAATTCTAGTTTTACCAACTCCCATGCTTATTGCTAAGCCTGCTCTTTTATAATGTAATCCTATTTCTAAAGCTTTTTTTTGTATTTCTTCTCTTTTCATTTGAATATTTGTTTTTATTATGTGATCCCAGAAGGATTTGAACCTTCAACCTACAGCTTAGAAGGCTGTTGCTCTATCCAGTTGAGCTATGGGACCCTATAACTTAATAGAATATATTTTTTCTAATATAATCTTGAGCATATTTTGGATCTGCCATTGCTTTTATAGTAGATAAGTGTTTATCTAACTTTAACAAAGCTTTAGTATGGTCATATTTGCCATACTCACTGGTAAATACAGATAAAAAGTTAAACTTAATCCATCTATCTGCAGTACCTATCTTAATAAAAAAGTCAGAAAATGCTTTACACATTGCTGCTGTTTTAGAATTTGATATTACAAATTCACCTTTTTTAATAAGTTTGGAAGTTCCTGTTGTATTATTTTGATTCATGGCTATCATGGCTATCATTGAAGGTTCTAAATTATATAAGTTTATATACTTTAAAAGTGTCATATAATCTGTATTTACATATTTCCATGCATTTATATAATTAATTAAATTCCAAGATTTACTTGTGTTATTTAAAGCAGCCATCTTTTCAACTAATTCTTCATCAGTATTAATTTGAACAAGTCTATAAACAATAGGTAATCCTTCCCTTTGACAAGCACTAAATAAATGTTGTCCATCTATAATATACTTGCGTTTAATTCCATCAATTAAGTTTGTTTCAGCAACAACTATATCTCTGATACAACCCATACTCCTAATACTATTTACCATTTTTTCTACATGTACAGCTTGAATCTCTCTATTCATTGGTAAGAGATAAAATTTACTGTAGTCTTTTGTTATCTTTTGTTTTATATGTTTCATTTTTAAAGTTATTTATTTAATTCTGTTCTCTGAATACCCAAGTTCTATTGCTTCTTTGGGATGTTCTTCAATATATGTATGACATGTCCTACATACAGATAGCCAAGTGCTAACCACTAAATGATATTTACCACGCCCTTTTTTGTGATGAACATCTGTTGAACTACCAGTACAACAATGCAAAGCTGCTTGACACATTGGTTGCTGCTCCATAAACTTACGTCTAAGTTTAGTATAAGCTTGATCAATGACCTGCATCTTCTTTGACTTTTGATTGATTGGTGTTTTCTTTAGTGGTTTAGCATCTAAGCTTTTACTTCTATACCAGCAATTTTTGCAATACCGGCTGCCTTTATCATTTTTCCAAATGAACTGCTCAGTATTGCAATTATTACATAGTTTTTTTTTCTGTTGAATCACGCTTTAAGATGTTTTTGGTTATTATTAGGTATAAGAGTAAGAAAGTTTTTAGGTAACAAACCCTTTGACATAAATAACAATATAACATCCTCATAGTTGACACCCAATTCCTTAAATGATAAGGTATTGTTGTAATCTTCTAAGTAATCATTAACAGAGACAGAAATTATTGCTTTCATGGAAGGACCTCTAAAGGTTTTCTCAAAATAAGCATTAACTCTTTTATTACAGATCATTTGTTTCCAAGCATTGATTTCTCTTTGCCCTCTTTTCCAGACCTTAGATATTCTTCTTTTTTTATCCCAGTGCAAATTTTCAACTTCAGCTTTATCATATACATTTAATCCATGTAATACTCTTTTAAATAAAAAGTGCTGATATGAATTTAATGAAGTATAAGTAAAGGTATTAATTATTGAGGTTGGATGTAACTGGTATTCTTCCAGTAATCCGTAATAGTGGTAGCGTTGAAATCTTTTTTGCAATGAAGATTTATTTTCATCTAGTTTTATTTGATTTATTTGTTTTTGAGATAGCATACATATAGTTTTTGTTTAAATAAGTGATTGGATAAGATATAAAATGAAAAAGGGAACCTTCACCTAAGTGTTAGTTCCCTCCTTGCATTCTTTAGAGTGATTTATATATGTTATAGATCAAAAGTTTCTTCTTCAAGAACTTCTTCTTCTACTTCATTGGTAGTTTCTTCTACTACTTCTTCATCTGAATCAAATCCAAATGCTTTAACAGGATCTACTGGTAAGGCAACTTTAGATTTATCAAGATTAAAAGCTGAAGCATTAGCTTCTTTAATAGCATCACCATTATTGTGAGCTACTAATACATCCTGTGAAGTTGCGTCAGCAACATAGAATGTTTTCCTATAAATAGGTTCTCCATCAACACAACAAATGATACCTGTATCACCTGCGTACTTTAAATCACGGTCTGGATCATTCTGACTGAATGATGTTAACTGTTCTTTAATTACAATTCTACCTGGTATTGTTTCCATAGATCCTAATCCTAGTGACTGAAGATCTTCTAACTTACCATGTAATAATGTGCTAATGTTTGACTTTTTAACCCAGCCGTTGTTACCAAATGTAACTCTGTCTTGTTGTAGTCTTACAAATCCATAATCAGAACTTGTACTTGATTGGCGGATAACATTTCCCATGTCATCAGCAATGATGTTTACTTTACTTTGCATAATTTTTGTTGTTAAATAATAAAATGATTGATGTGTCTATCCTTTAGACATCATCTTTGTGAAAATCAGGGTCCTCTCTTTTATCTAGTTCTTCAATTTCATCCAAAGCAGGCTCTCTTTCCTGATAATATTCATCAGAATCTTGGTCTATTTGATTTGAATTGAAGTACGTGTTGTAAAAGGGATTACCCACTTCTTTAGTATAGGCTGCACTTAAACCGTTGAGGTCTTTTATCTCTTCATCTGAAAAAGATAAATATTGCTCAACTGAGCATTCTACTATACGTCCATTAGGTAACTGAATTATCATTCTATTGCTAAGTAAATCTTAACAAATTTATAATAAATACAGTACTTAATTTGGTATACTGAACACTATTTAGTATGAGTGTAGAATTTAAAGAGCATATATATAGCTAATGGTCTTATTTAATTATTAGCTTTCTGCCCACTCTTTTGATATAATCCTTGTTTTTTAGTTCTTTTATCAATCTTTTGATTGTTCTCTGACTTACGTTTAAGTCATTAGCTAATGTTGATATAGAAGGAAAACAAGATCTTTCTTTATTTGCATAACAAGCTAGTGCTGAATAAACAGCTTTTGCTTGCAAGGATAAATCCGGTGTTGTTATGATATCACGGCTAACAATACCAAACCTATAGTTTGATGACATGTTTAGACATTATCATTAATAGAGCAATACCATGATCTAATTCATTTTCAAGTTCCTTATCTTCAAAGTGATATTTAGAGTTCATAACTCTACCAAAAGGTCCTTTCTGTTTTAAGTCTTGCCAATGATAATATTCTTTCCTTAATAGTTCAATAGATATACTTGCCATAATTATAATTGATTAGTTTCTTCCTCTATCATTTCAAATAGATCTGTTTGAGCAGGTTTTTCTGTTTCATTAAAGTAAGGTATGTCTTCTTTACTTACTTTTTCTAATGAAAAGGTTTCCATCTTATAATCATAAGGAGCTAATACTTTATCAAAGTAAAGTAAATCTACCTTCATCTGTTGGAAGTATGGATCAAACTCACTTGACCAAGAACCATCAGATGTAATTATACCATAGACAAATCCATCTTCTGTTGCTAAGCCATTATCTAAAAGTATATCCCATTCAAATTTATCACCTTCATGATATGATGGCGGTTGAACCTTTATATAATCACCAATAGCAAATGGCACATACACTTCATTAGATAATATCATTTC